GAGTATGAAAAATGAGATTAGACATTAAAGCATTTAGACTAATAAAGCCTATTGACGCTATAGACTTCTATGAAGCGGGCGGCCCAATAACAAATAAATCTTTTGTGCAAATAAGTGAGATTTATCAAAAAAATATAAAAGTATTGTTAGAGGAAAAAGGCTTGATGACTAATAAGCAAATCGCTAAGGAATTGGAAGTCTCACGAACAACAATATCGGGTATAACAAAAAAGATGGTTATTAATAGCCAGTTAAAAAAAGGCCCACCAATAACCAGTGCTGGCCCTAAACCTTCATCAACTTTTTATGTTTCGAGTTAATGAAAGACTTTAAGTTAACCATGAGCTCACTAGGTTATCTAGTTGCAGAGTTAACAAAGATTGTGACCACTAGCCCTAATAAATCATTTAGGGTTAGTATAAAGCTTTGGCGTGAGTCTCGTAGTCTTAGTCAGAATAACTTTCAGCATGTAATTTACGATGAGCTTTCGAAGTACCTAATTAGCAAGGGTCGCACTGACTGGACTGAGAAAAAAACAAAGTTTGAAATGAAAAATAACTTTTTAGGCTGGGTTGATGCAGAGTGTACAGATATGGTTACTGGTGAGATTACAATTAGACAGGTTTTAAGAAGTAGCTCAAAGCTAGATGTAGGTGAGGCTTGCGACTATATAACTAAGATGCTTGACCTATGTAACAACTTAGGGTGTGCGATAAGAATACCAGCGAAATGCGAGTACAGAGACGTACTAGAAAAGCAAAATAACTAACAATATAAATAAGGGGTAAATAATGCGACATTTATATCAAGACAGTTTAAAGGGCCTTTACTACGTAGCAGTAATAACTACCCTAATGAGTATTAACGCTTATAGTGTTATTCAATTATGTAGGGGTTATTAATGAAACAAGCAAACGCAAAGCAAAAACAGTGGATGAATGACATTACGGAATGGGCGCAAGATAATATACAGCTAGTTTACGGTGTAAGTTACTTTAACGCTAATATACAAAGACATCACGTATTAGGCCGCAGCGCTAAACACAACAAAGTAAAGATAGGCCACTGGTTTATATTGCCAGTACCTTTTGAATTGCATGATGTTAGTAGTAACCATCCTGAAAATGTAACACATAGAAAAAAAGCATTTGTTAAGCGCTTTGGCAATCAAAGAGATTTATTTTTATCTATGGTTGAGGATATGCGCGACTGTGGCTATGAATTACCACCTGCTGATGTATGTGAAGCTATAAGGATGACAAGCGCATGATTAAGTTTACATTGCCTTTGTATGGTGTAACCAAGAAGGGCGCTATTGCCGTTAATTGGTATAGGAACGCCCACTATCAGACGAGCAACAAGGCAAAAATAGAATTTAAAAAACAAATACAATCGCAGCTCGATATGTTCGACAAAATACAAACACCGATAAAGATTAAATATAAGTATTATGCAAAAGCAAATAATTCGCCGGACCTTGATAATTTTGTCGGAACTGTAAAGAAGTTTTTTCAGGATGCGCTAGTTGAGAGCGGATTAATTGAAGATGACAACGTGAATTTTATAACTTGTAATAGTGAATACTATGGCGGCATTGATAGAGACAATCCACGAGTTGAAGCTGAAATAATCGAACTAGGGAAGTAGAGTGACTGAACAAGAACGAGAAGAATATTATAGATACTGTTTTAATGAGGAAAGCAGCGGCTTTATACCACTGCTTTGTTAGGTTTTTTAGCTGAATACTTAAGGAGCTATCAGCTCTACCCAATTGCTATCGTCAGTGTTCATGTTTACACCTACTGCATTTTCTCCTGATATAGTATCAATAACTATAGGCTGTCCTGAGCCTGTTTTTGAGTTTCCAGAAAGGTTGAAATCATATGACCTATCAGGCGATGCGAGATTATCCCGACCGTCAAATGACATAGTACCCAATAACATAGAATCGTTAGGCGTAGCTTTTGTTAGTCTAAGAAGTCCCCCTACATTTGAGAATCCCACTTCGCTGACATCTTGAGTAGATATAAAAAGGCTAGTGCCTGATGTACGAACAACCAAGTGTACTATGTCTCCCGTAGAGTAATTTACTGGCAACTCTCTTCGGTCATTATCGTCTATTGAAACAGCTATGACGTTTGACTCACCCTCTCTAACAAAAGCCGATATGTAACTACCTGCACTGTCTGTTAGGATACCTGAACTATTTTCAGGGAATCTAAAGGAAACCCTTATCTCAAAACTACCAGCAGTCCACTCTGGAATTGCTAGATCTTCACCTGTATTAAAATACAGCCCCCATTCTTGTTCAGGTGCAGGGGTAAGCTCTACCCAATTACTATCATCGGTATTCATGTTTACACCCACTGCATTTTCTCCTGATATAGTATCAATAAGCACTGGCTGACCAGAGCCTGTTTTTGAGTTTCCAGAAAGGTTGAAATCATATGACCTTGCTACATAAAAAGTAGTGTTAAAACCTGGCCCCAGTAGAAATTCAAGTTTTCCTTTGAACATACCTGAGTAAAAAAGAGGTTGTGAGGCTGAGTTCCCCCATGAGCCTATCGTATTAAAGTTTGAAGCGTTACCATTAGGAGCGGAATTTCCTAATACGCCATCTACGTATATATATAAAGTATTGTTAAGCCTTTTTAACTCTATTTCTATCACCTGACCGTCTTGGATGCCTCCTTCAGAAGAAACTTGACTTGAGTTAACACTGCCATCTTCTATTTTCGCAGTTACCTTTCCCCCTCCAATACTGGTGCAATATATATATGATAAAATATCACTATCATTCCCTAGAAGCATCGTATCTGCTTTGAACTCTGCTGTTAATTTTATTGAAAAATCTTGTGAAGGTTCAATTTCAAGTGTAGGGTAAGTCACATAATCATTGTTCCCATCAAATTGCAGCCCCCATTCTTGTTCAGGTGCAGGAGTACCACCCCAGACAGGCACACTTCCTAGATTCATTTCAACATTTTGCAACACACTATTTGAATCTGAATACTTAACATCTAGTATGTCTTGCCCATTATATTGTATTAGATTAACGCCTGACTGATCAGGCTGCAACTCCACCCAATTACTATCCTCGGTGCTCATGTTTACACCTACTGCATTTTCTCCCGATATAGTATCAATAACTACTGGTTGCCCAGATCCAGTCTTTGAGTTACCAGAAAGGTTGAAATCATAAATTCTGTCTGGCTCTCCTATTACGTTAAAAAGCCATTCTCCTGATAATTGCCCGTTGTAATACCCTTTAGAGGTACTAGGGCTTGGGCGACCAATACGATTGAATTCAAAAGAAGAAGTCCCTGCATCAATAGAAGCTTCTTTTTCATTGCCTACCATATTAATTAATGGATTGCTGCTTATTGGTCTTTCTATTTTCAGGTCTATCAACTCCCCCTCTTCAAATGGGCCTATTGAGAAAAAACTCAATCCCTGAGTATACAATACTATAGAAGTTGAGGTTGTCCACAAAAAGCAATCTGGTCTTACAGTTGATGAAAGTAAAACTACATTTGGTTTAAAAATAAATTTACCGCTTACTGAAAACCCTACAAGTGCGTTTATAAGAATGGATGACATAGATAAATAGTCATTGATTCCATCAAACTCTAACGCCCACTTACCGTCAGTTGGTTCAGGTTCAGGTTCAGGTTCTGGGTCTGGAATAGTGTATTCAACCCAAGCACTTCCATCAGTAGGCATATTTGTACTAGTTAGATTAAAACCAGAAGTCTGGTCAACTAATGTAACATTACCTGCACTAGTATCTTGAGTATCTAAGTTATATGTCCGTGTTGGTTGACCTCCCCCACTAAAAGTCCAAATACCTCGCAATTGACCAGTGTACTCAAGACCATCATTGTAAGCGTATTTAACATTAAACCCTATAAAACTAAAATCATTATTAATGAGAGGTTTAGTGGTAGATATTCCATTAACATCAAACCTGATAGCTTGTCCAGTTTCTTCTTCAAAATTTCCAGTCACAGGGTTAAAAACAAGATATACTGCGTTATTATCCTTATACAATTTAAAGGTTATTAATTCATCTTCTATAAATCCAGTACCATCTCCCTGTCCAACCATAGCAGGAGTTATCTCTGTTGAAGCAATTTTTACCTTAGCTTCAAGACCTCCATCATTACTACACCTTAAATAATTTGATATATATGAATTAGATTGACTGCCATCCCCTTCCCCAACAAAAACAAAGCTGCCCCTTTTATAAAGAAAAGAGCCTTCTATACTCCACTCGTCTGTACTATTAGTTTGCCAAGTATTAATCTCATTTCCTTCACTATCTTGAGCGAAAAGAATTTGGTCACCTATGTTATCAAAAGTTAATGCTGTACTCATACTAAACCACCTTTATATACAAAGTATTAGTATTAGGGCTAGCAGGGAATTCTGTGACTACTTCTATCGGTGTGTTAGATTGCCACCCACCATCTTTTCGAACGTATTGATTTCCATTTATAGGAGCTTCTTCCACCCCGCTTGACCCTGATATTATTTCGATCCAGCCTGCATCCATGCGCCCGTAAGTTTTACCGTTAACGGGCGCTTCTGTAACTGCCCCAGGTGGAGGGGTTGGCGGTGTAATAGCGCTAAGAAGTTGCGGCAAAGTTGTTGCCACACTATCTCCGTTGACAGTTACTACGCCAACGGTTTTATAGACACCTGTTAAAACGTCCCTATATTCGACTTTGATCAATCCGTATTGCAAATTTAGATTATAGCTGCCATCGGGGGGGATAATTATAATTGATACTGCGCTTTTTATAGTTTCGCCGGTGGTTGTTTGATGCGTAAACTTTACTTTATCACCAACAGAAAACAAGCCATTCGGGTCGAGTAAATTACCTATTAGATTTATGCTGCTCATTATTTAGTCCTATATAAATTGTTTACAAAATTAATATTTACTTTTTTGCTTATCGCTTGTTCTATGTTTTCTCTAAATTGTTTCGCTGCTTCATTGTTAGCAACTGAAATCTTTTTATCTAATAGGCCAATAGTAACCACATCTTTAAAGCTCTTTTTTATTTCATTGTTAGCAACTGAAATCTTTTTATCTAATAGGCTAGTGTTAGAGTCTATAGTTAATTGTAAATCAACTAGCTTGGCACGTTGTTTTTTATCATTAATTTTTATATTACTTTTTAAGCTCTCACTCAAAAAGTCGATACAGTCGTTTAGATTAGAGTTTACAGTATTTATATTTTTAGTTGTTTTTAAAATTTCTTTTTCCATACTTTGCCGCAAACCTTCAACGCTTTTTTTAATTTGCTTGTTCTCTTTGATTAAGGTATCAATTTTTTTTGTCAACCCGTCTACAGCAATAGCGTTATCGTTTTTTAATTTATTATTTTGCGCTTCTAATGGGGCAATAAGTTTTTTACATTCAACGACTGATTGCTCAACAATAGCATCAACATCAACAACAACTTTTTTAGCCTCTTGTGGTCTATGCTCGTCAATTTTTCGACTTAGCATTTCTACATGTGCTTTAATTTCTTGAATTTTTAAAATTATCTTTTCGTTAGTCATTAGTGGTCACCATTCCCGTTCACATATCTAGCCGCTGTTGCTCCAAATAATACCACGTTTACTGCTCCGCTGTCGATTATGCCGCTACCCGCTAAACCTTTGGATGCGTCATTATCAACACCATCTTGCCCCCATCCTATTCCAGTATCGTTTATAGAGCCGTTAGCTCCGTTATTTGCGTAAGCAACATCGCCAACAGGGCCAACAGATCCGCCAGTGCCGGGTAATCTACCGTTACCACCATCGCCGCCACTACCACCTAAAAAAACATTAGGCCCTACTTGAAGATAATTGAATCCGCCGTCACCGCCATTAGGAGCAAAAATATAACCGTCTGCTGTTGGGTATGCTGCCGAAGGAGTTGGGCCGCTAAAATAAATATCAGTATCTACGCCTTGCGCATCGTAAACAGTGCCACCGTTTTGCCCGTCATCTGGTACGTTAGCTGGGGGCAATACACTATACACAGCGCCAGCAGCACCATCGCCGCCGTTACCACCGTTTGCTTTACCCTCAAAACCGTTAACAAGTACCAATATTATTTTTGAGTCTGCAGCAAAAGAACCCGCCCTTATAGAAGTTTGACCAAATGAGTAAGCGGCTAATACAAATGTTATTGTAACAGCTTGAGAAGGAGCGCCAGCTAAAACATAAAGATTCACTTCGCCTAATGCGCCGTCTAAAACAATCTCGCTGTTATCCTCAAATGCTGCTTCATAGGTCATGGCATCTACTTTATATTGCCGCCCTTCTTTAGTGTAGCTAGGATTTATTTTTAAAATCTGTGCTCTTATGTTGTTAGAGTTTGCACCGTCAAAACCTTGGTCTACCTCGCTGTTAATATTAACTACGTCCCCAGTTTTATAGTTAATGTATCTTTCATTTGCTGTGAACGTTCTTAAATACGGCGTAAATTTAAAACGACTTACGTAACGCTGAACTAATAACTCTGCGCTATCTTTATTTAGCATTACATTGTTTTCAAAGCGCTTGTCTTTATGCTCGCCATATAATTCAGGCACTATTATTGTGTTGTCGGCAAATTGAGCGCCTTTTTTATAACTGGTGGTGCTGTCATCATCTGCTAGATTGGCTTTGTTATACAACACTAGCGCCCTTGACGCTCTTATGCTTTCCTTTGGCTTTTTACTGATAGCATATGCGTTAACTTCCTTGCCCTCTGTAATTGTTGTGCTACTTTGTTTCCATACGCTTATAGCTGATAATTTCGCTTTGTTCTCTGTAGTGCTAAACCACAAATCCATTAAAAACCCGTTGAGAACACTTTTTAGTACATCGTTAACGCTTCTAGATTCAATGTGTAATGTATTTATTCTTGTTGTTGCATGCCATTCGTTAACCTCTGCGGCCCATTCAGCCGATGGTATCAATGCGGGATCAAAATCAGAATCAATTAATACCCTAGTAATTAAGCTATCAATAGTTTCATCGTCTGACTCATCACATATAAATATCTCATCACCTGCGCTATGCTCGTCTTTTTCTGTTAGCGTTAGTAATTCGCCCGATTGCGTACCGACAATAGACAGCCCCCTAGTAGTAACTTGTATTTTATGGTCACTAGGATTTGAAGTGTCAACACCTGTCACCCTTGTAAACTCGTCACCAATACGGATAACCATACCTATCGTGTAAACAGTATCATTATCGACCTGTAATATTTGCTGTGTGTCTGTTGTGTCTTGACGTAAAAAACTATTAGTAGCAATAGGCCACTCTTTCTCATCTAAATTAGCCAAAGACATAACGTCTTTACAGTTTAGCTTCCATGTTCCTTTACTACCTGCGTTAAAAGATTCCGCTACATAGTGCCGAGTTTCTGCACCGTTAACTAAATCAATCGAGCCGTCAGACTCTACACGATAAAGTTTTAGCCTTACCAGCTTGTTATCAAATATCTGTCTTGCTGCAAGCTTACCGAAAAATGTACCTTGCTTTTTAACTGTGTTAGTGACTGCTGGCGCTTCTGGGTTGGGGTCTTGTCCTGTAAAATCATCAAAAGTTATATTTAATGAGCCACGCCCCGCCAAGCCTTTGCCTGGCATTATTGAGGTAGCAGTCTCGCCTATTGATTTAATACATCTAAAAGGAGAGCCTTTAATTAATGGTGCGTTTTGATTGGTGAATTTATACGTTTTATATTCGCCCGTCCATGCTTCATCACAAGTCAAAGGCGTACCGTAACCACTAGCGCCACCAATTGTGCAAGCGCCTGTTATCACTGGTAAGTCAATTTCTAGAACTTCAAAGTGCTGTTGACTTCTCATGTCTTTTGTTTGTTCAAATGTAGCCATTTTATAACCCGTTAAAAGCATTAAAAGATAGTTTGACAGCGTTTAGCTTTCTTGTTTGCGGATGCGCCGCTATATCGTGTTTGGCATCAAAACAAATATAACTGCTTTGCGGGTCATTCACTCGCTCTTTAATAAAAAAAGGTTGTTCAAAAGTAAAATCTATAAAGTCTTGCCACTCATCCATGGTAAAATCTAGGTCGGTATTAGGTAGCGTTAAACTCCCCTTTAAGGCTTTTGGTTTTTGTAATGAGCTAACGGGCGCTGCTTGCATGTTAGTCGTTGTGCGTTGCTGCAATTGACGCATAAGCCACAACCTTTTATAGCCTGCTTGCTCGCCTGTTTCTATGTTTAAATGTTTGCCGGCAGCGACATAGCTTACTGTTATTTCATTTGTTAATGGGGCGCTACTTGGCAGAGGTAAAAACTTTATTATTAAATTTGTAAAGTCTCGCTCTTCAAACGTAAACATCAAGTTGTTATTTCGCTTTAATGGTAAAACAAACTGAACAAAATCTAATCCATCATAAATAGCGACCATAATATCCCCCTCATTAGTTCCGTTATGACCAGATACAGCAACATAACTAATACTGGTTTGCGCCCCATAATCTATAGAGAAATCAGATACGTTAGCTCCACACGTATAGTTTAGCGAATGGTCGGGGTCTGATAAATTAGCGGGGATTTCATCTGTACCGGGGTCGGTTATTGTCGGCACTTGGTCGATTAAAACATTTGTGTATGATATTGATAAACCCATCTTAAAAACGCCCCTCTACTTGACCTTTATTTAGCGCACTGGCTAGCGCATCAATTAATTCGTCACCGCTGTCAGTCGCAAAGCGTATTTCATTAGAAGCCGAGCCACTAGCGCTGCTATCTGTTAATTGCAATGTATCTGTATCTTGTACGAAATCTGGCCCTGTAGGTGCTACAGAAGATTGAACCGGAGCAACAGAACCTCCGCCTTTTGAAGCGCTCAGTATGCTTGATATTTGAGCAGCACCCATAGCCGCTGTTAATGCTGCACCTGCGTAGTTTTGCTTTGCTAGTGCGGCTGATATACCCTCTGCTGTATTAATTACCGCGATACCTGCACTTATCGCTTTATTGTCCTCAAAAACAAAAGCCGCTAAGTCCATTGCTGAACGAGCGTTACTTTCCATCATTTTACTTTTGTCTTTTTCGCCTTTTTCTTCTGTTTTATTTTGCTTATTGTTTAACTTTTCTTGTGCGGCTTTGGCTTTGTTCTCGTCATCCCTTAGTTTTTTATTGTTCTCTTCAATCTTTTTGTTTTTCTCATCATCCATAGCGATTAAGTCATCAAGATAACGCTCTTCCAACTCTTTAGCTAGCTCATGATGCTCACCTAGAATTTCAAGCTCTCGCTCATATTTTTCATGTAGCAAATCCTCTTCTGTTTTAAAGCTATCAATTATAGACTGCTGGTTTTGCTCTCTTAACTCAGCTTTCTTTTTGTTTATCTCATCTTCGACAAAGCTGCTATTTTCAATGCCATTAATTTCGGTACTAACTAGCGCTGGTGCTTCTGCGGTATTATTTAAGGCGTCTAACGCTAGTCTTATTTCCTCGCGCTCTGCTTTTAGCTTTTCTAGCAGCCTATTGAGTCTGTTCTCTTCTGCCCCGCCTGCTGTTTGTAGCTTTTGCTCAACCTCTTGTATGCTCTCAAGTATAGGCAGTAAGTCGGTTTGTAAGTCGGCCCTTGTTCCTTCGTTTAATGAAGCAAAGAAAAAAGAGGCGGCATTAGCCGCGTTAACAAACCAGTCTGATAATTTAACAAGGCTTTTTGTTGCTAGATTTGTTGCCGCTTCGCCTGCTAAATTTAAAGCCACATCCATATCTTCAAGCTTTTTCAAATCTTCGGCAGTTAATGGGACTGTTACGCCTGACATGCCATCGGCTAATTCTTTTGCTTTTTTGCCGCCCTCAGTCATCAGTGGTATTAAATTGGTGGTATCTGATGCCATACCTTCTAAAGCGTGCGACATTTGGACAGTTGACACTTCCGCATCTTCCATTCTGTTTACCATTTCTTGAAGTATGTCAGGGCCAGCCATGGTTGAGAATTCTTTGGCTACTGCTGTTGCTTCTTCTTTTGTTAACTTCATGGCGTCAACAAAATCCATAAAGCCACCGCCACCAGTGTTCAAGAAGTCACCTATCTTTTCGCGGGTATCTTTTGAAATGTCACCCAGTTTTTCAAGGCCAATACCCACCGTAGATGTGGCAAAAGCCATACTTTGAAGTCTTTCAGTAGACACACCTGAAATATTAGATGCTATTTTTAACTCTCTACCGTATGCTGTCGTTTGTTTTATTAGGGCAACAGTGCCAACGGTTAAAGCGGTGACAGCAACACTAGCAACACCTAGAGCTTTGCCAAACGTGCCCGCTGAATTACTCATTTTTTTAAATTTAGTATCTGTATTGTCGGCTGAATCGCCTAGCTCGTTAAGTTCAGTTTTCGCGCTTTTTAGTTTAGCGTCTAACTGATTTGTTTTCGCTTGAAGTTCAATTGTTAATTTTTCACTAGCCATTATTTACACCTTTTAGCCATTCTTGACTAGCTCCGTTAATTTTTCTCTCAGCGTTAAGCATTACAGATAAGTCAGAGCCTTCCTTGTTTTCTTGGTCTGACAAATACATCAACTCAACAAAATCAAGCGCCCAAGCTTCTGACGGTTGTAGCTTTAGATTATGTACAGCATGTTTGAACCAGTGCCAGTAATCAAAAGGATCTGATTTGTACGGCCTATTTACTAAGCCTCTGTATCCTTTTTTTTTACATGTATATTTGCTTGTATATAATCGTTAAACGCTAAAGCAATAGATAGTAATACCATTGGATACTCTTCACTAAAACCATCAATGCTTTCTGTTTGAAACCATGATGTTCTAAATGTTGCATCATCAAATTCATCAAGCGGTATGTTTAGATCTTTATCAGTAATGCAGTAAAATATATTTGACGCAATATCACGACTATACAACTTACTTAGCTCTACGTGTTTAGCAACTTTTGACTGCTCAACATCCGACGCATACGCTTGTATGTAATCTTGTAATACGGTTGATAAATCCAAACCCGTAGCGTCAAAAAAACGCTTGAAATTAGATAAAGACCAACCGTATTTATAAGATTTGTAAGCTAGCTTAAACTCCATTATGTTTGCGGAGTACGTGTTACTTCGCCAGAACTAGACAATGTAAAGCTAGTCGATACCTTGTCACCATGCGGGATAGCATCGCTAATGCCACTAGGAACAAACTTACCCGAATATGATTCGCCACCAGTAAACGTGACAACGTAATCGTCTTGAGTACCTGTAAATGCTTCGGCTTTGATTGCTTCGTAGTTATCAGATACATTATAAATCATAGTACCTGTTAAAACGATTTGCTGACTTGAGACTTCGGCATCAAGCATAGTTACAAAATCACCATTGCTTTTATTGCTGATGTCGATCGGCGTACCATTCATTGTTAATGTAGCTTCCATTTGACCAAAAATATCAGTCGGTGAAGCGCCTTTCTGGATTAAAATATTAGTACCGTTAATTTCGCCTGCCATGTTTTTATCCTCTGTTTGTAAATGTTAAAAAATTAATTGTTAGGTCACGCTGAAACCAAGCTTCACTTTCTACGCCTGCGTTGGTTTCACTGTCTAAAATGCTTATCACTTGGTCATTATACACTAACTCAGTATTATAGCTAAATGCGCTTTTAAGTTCATCAATTGCTTGTAGTTGTGTATTGTCGTAATTGTCGTTGTTGAGCGACACAAAAACACTGACTTGATACAATCCGCGCTCTTCGTCTCTGTCGGTTGTAGACTTTCCCATCATGTCACTAGTTGCCGGTATGTAATAAACAGCTAACCATAAATCTTTATTTTTAGGCTTAAACTTTTTATT